TTGATGCTACATCAACAGGTCATGGTACATCAGGACAAGTATTAACTAGCAATGGTGATGCTTCTCCTTCATGGCAGACTGCTGGTGGAGGTAGTCCAGGTGGATCTAATACTCAGTTGCAAATCAATAACAACGGAGCATTTGGTGGATGTAATATAGAGTATAATCCTACTCATTTAGATGGTGGATTGGAATGGGCAGATTCTAGTGGTACACCAGGAGCTGCTATAAGGGTTTATCATAGTTCTATTGGTGGAGGAGATGATTCGATGCTCTTCTACACTGGTGGTGGACTGTTAGGAACTATTAATCTAAGGATATTTAATAATAGTGTTACAGTATACGGTTCTCTTACTAAGGGTGGTGGTTCATTTAGAATACCTCATCCATTACCTGCATTAAAAGATACCAAAGATCTAGCACACTCATTCGTTGAGGGTCCACAATGTGATAACCTTTACCGTGGTAAAGTTGTTCTTGTTGATGGTTCTGCTTTAATTAATATTGATACCAAGTTTGGTATGACTAATGGAACCTTTGTTGCATTAAATAGAGATATACAATGTTTCACATCAAATGAAACAGGATGGACTGCTGTTAAGGGATCTGTCTCTGGTAATACATTAACTATAACAGCACAAGATAATACCTGTACTGATACTATTTCTTGGATGGTGGTAGGTGAAAGACAAGATCCTACTGTTAAAGAACTAGATATAACAGACACACTGGGTCATCTTATCGTAGAACCTGATCAAATTCCAATACCTACAATCTAATGGCTATAGATTTTCCCACCTCACCGTCAACCAATGATACCCATACTACTAGTGGTGGGATAACTTATCTGTGGGATGGAACTTCGTGGAAAGCACAGGGTACTACATCACAGTACAGTCTTCCAACAGCATCTGCAACAGTACTTGGTGGTATTAAAGTAGGAAGTCGTTTAACAATATCTAGTGGAGTCTTGGAGGCAGACGTACAGGGAGGCACTACTGTATTTACTGGTCTAACTGATACTCCTAGTTCATTAACTGCTGGTAAATGGTTAAAGGTAAACGCAGGTGGTACTGCTATCGAAGAGACTGATCCCCCTTCATCTGCAGGGTTGGGTTCAAGAAGTACAGCACAAGGAACCAGTGCATCTCTTGCTGCTGGTGCTAGTGGTAACTTAGACATTACTAATGTAGCAAAATCTTATGGTCTGTTAAAGATAGCAACATCAGCTGCTGCTTGGGTAACTCTTTACACCTCACAAACAGCAAGAACTAATGATTCTGCTAGGTCAGCAACAACTGACCCAGTACCAGGATCAGGAGTTGTAGCAGAGGTTATCACTAGTGGTGATACAACTCAAATAATATCTCCTATGTTATGTGGTTATAATGATGAGTCTACACCTGTAACTACTGTCTATGCTAAGGTTAGAAATGAGACTGCTACTGCTACTACTATTACAGTAATATTAACCTTCGTTCCATTGGAAGCATGATATGGCTGAGTATCTTGTTACAGTTAAAGATGCTGCATGTTTAGATCAGTTCTATGCAGACATGCAATTCAGAGGGTATCCTCGTACCATAAGAAAACCACTCAGTAGATCAACTGGTTATGAATTAACGGATGAACAGGTAAAGGTACTTAAAAGAGATTCAAGGGTACTTGAAATAGAATTAAGACATCCTCCAGGTGTAGTTAATAAACCATTAGGTTCTGTTAACTATGAACCTTATAGTATTCTAGGTGATTTTAGTAAGCTTTCTACTACCAGTTCTAATCAGTCTGATGAAAGACAGTGGGGTCATATTCATCATGCTGGATCAACAACACAAAGAAGGTATGGAGATACTCCTGGTACAGTAAACAGTACTTCATGGAATACTGGTACTGTTAATGATAGAGTTGATATTTTTAATAATGGTAAGCATGTAGATGTAGTTATATTTGATCAACCAGTATCATATGATCATGCAGATTGGATAAGTGATGAGACAGGACTGACTAGATTTGTACAGTATGATTGGTTTGCTATGCACAATAGTGAAGTTATAGGTGGCTTGGATGATGATGGATTAGCATCACCTGGATCTAACTATACTTATGGTACAGCACAACAACATGGATCTACTGCATATCATGGTACTCATGTGTGTGGTACTGTTGCTGGTAGACACTTTGGGTGGGCTAAGGAAGCAAACATATACAGTATCAATGTATTAAGTCCATCTGCAGTACAAACTTATCTTACTACTGAACTAGCATTTGATTATGTTAGGGCGTTCCATAGGAATAAACCTATCAATCCTATGACTGGATTTAAAAATCCAACTATCATAAACTGTAGTTATGGTTCGGGTTATGATCTTGAAGAGACATATCCAAATGGTATTCAAGCATCAGATATTTATGGTATTTACTATAAGGGAAGACTATATGATGATGGTGTTACTCCTTACGATGGTCAAACAGGTACTACAACACCTGTAGGTATGAGAGGTGTTATGAGTAACTGGAGTATTGGTGAGATAACACGTTTGTTTGGTGCTAGGGGTTTTGAGTTCCCATATTATTCAGCATCCAATGGTGCTGATGTTGAGGATGCTATAGCAGATGGTATAGTTATAGTCAAAGCAGCAGGTAATGATGACTCACCAAGATCAGGTGACCATCATAAGAAAACTTCATCAACTCTCGTGAGTAATGATAGTAACATGAGAGACAATTTATTATGGTTGGATAATGGTTGGACATTATATTATACTAGGGAAGCAAATCCATATGCACCAGGAATTATTACTGTAGGTGCTTTAACACCAGCAGTAAATTATAATTCAGGCAACCCAGATCCTCCTTATGGTAGTATCCCAGTAAGTTTTAGTAACCGTGGTATTGATACACATGTCTGGGCTGCTGGTGTATACATTGCTAGTGTCTACCCACCAAATACTAGTGGTGGATACCAAGATACTAAACCTGGTTATACTCCTGGTATTGATTACTTCAGAGCAATTAGTGGTACTAGTATGGCCTCACCTCAAGTTGCAGGTGTGTTAGCATGTTATGCTAGTGGTAGAGAAAGATTTAACTCAGCAGATGCTCATAGGTATCTACAAAAGACATCTAATACAACAGAGATGTTTACTGATAACTGGGCAAAGAATTATCCTGCAACTGTTAGAAAAAGTTTACCAATAGATGTCCAAGCTAACGGTACTGATATAATTGTTAGTGGTCAGGATAGAGCAAGGGATATGGTTGCTCAAACTACTGATAATACTATAAGGATTGAGTGTTTAGATACTTTAAACTTTACTTTTCCACAAGCGACTGATCATATGTGGAGAATAGTTAAAGGTAGTAGTACTGGGTTGGTTGGTTCTAATATTATTATAGATGATCCAGCACAGTATCAACACCAAGTAGTAGCAGTTGAGGCTGGTGGTCTTATAAACTGGACACCAGGTATTGATGACGTTGGATTCTATTGGTTGGTATGTGGATGTTCTTTACTTCCTAACCATGATAATAGACCGAATGCACATACTAATAACCATGAGATTTTAATTATTGTTGACCCACCTGGATGTTGGGATGATACTATGTCTGCTGGTGGATCATCCAAACGTCTATTACAAGTAAGTAATACAAGACCTGCAACAGGTTTAATGAGTGAGTGGTGTCATGAGAAGGGTAATAGATGGGGATTGGGACATGCTGGATTAGAGTTAGACCATAGAGGTAACAGGAAGAACAGAGCAATACTAGGAAGTGGAGAGAAACTCTGGCCAAGACAAAACACTTTGAATAATTCTATTAATGGATACCTACCTGCAGGTGATTCTGTTTTTACAACAGCAGGTACTCATTCGTGGACATGTCCTACTGGAGTAACATCAGTTTGTGTAGTAGCAGTTGGTGGAGGTGGTGCTGGAGGACCAGATGGACATAGTAATACTGGTGGAGCAGCAGGAGGTGGTGGACTGGGATGGAAGAATAATATATCTGTAACACCAGGTCAATCATATACTGTAGTCGTTGGTGCTGCTGGTGTTGGTGGTACGAGAGATGATGGTGATGATTCATATTTCATAAACAATTCAACTGTTGCAGGTCTTGGTGGTAAGGGAACTGATATGACTTCTGGTTCTGGTCAAGGAGAGTATGGTGGATACGGTGGATCATATATTGGAGACGGTGGTGGTAATGGTGGCCGAGGTGGTGAAGCAAACGTAGGAGCATATGAAGGCGGTGGCGGTGGTGCAGGTGGATATTCTGGGAATGGTGGTAATGGTGGAGGTGGTACTGGATATCAGACACCAACAGAAGGAAATCCTGGTCAAGATGGTTCAGGTGGTGCTGGAGGAGGAGGACAGTACGGCGGTGGATTTGTAGGTGGTGGTACTGATCTATATGGAATAGGACCTAATGGTACTGGAGGAAATTTGACTAGTGGTGTGAGAGGTAGTGATATTAGTAGGACAGTTAATCCTTTTCCTGGTGGAGGTGGATCAGGTGCTGGTGCTACTGGTGGTAGTGGTGCAGTAAGGATTATTTGGGGTCCGAATAAATCATTCCCTTCTAATGCTGTCATAGACGTATAAATAATAAAGCCTTATCATATGTTATAATGGTAGATGAAGTAAAAAATGTAGAGGAAGATGATAAAGAAGAGAAAAAGAAAGGTCTCTTCGCTAAAGCAAAAGATGCTATTCTTCCTGACCCAGAGGAACAGGCAGCAATCATTAGTACAATGGTCAGAATCACAGTCCTGGCCTGGTCTGGAGGCATCTTAACTTTAAACTATGTCGCCATACCTGGTGTCCCTCAACAGAAAATAGATCCGACATTTATAGCTTCAGTTTT